TATCTGCAACCAGATCCCAGGCTGCGTCGGGGAGTTCATACCGCTTTGCCATCTTGGCCTCCTGGCTTTAATGGCGGTGTATTTTACAGAAAATCGTATTTCTTGGGTTTACGTACAGAGCCTAGCACCCCATGCCCGCCAAGGCATGGTAACCCTTTGAAAAGTAGCTGTTCTCTCTTACGCTCGCTGCAATCGAATAGCCATAGAAATACATGGGTGCGTGAGAGAATCACGCAGCCTTGTTGCACTCTCTCCGTGCGCTCTGCCAAGCGAGAAAGCCAACAAAGGCGAAGTGTACGTCTACTGCTTTAAAGCCTTTCCTACCGTTTGGAGTGCATTGAGCCGTGCCTCCATGTGATTCAAACATCTTTTATCACCTTGGCTAACCAACTCCAGACATTCATATGTCTGTGTATCGAGATCAGTCCTCATCTTGGCAAATTGATAGGTCATCGCACCTATTCCGATGCTGAAAACGAGGGGTATCGAACATAGTGCTATGGCCGGCGACATGCTTTCCTGTACTCCCTTGCGGTATTGACGGCACTTTGACGCCAAAATATCGATGAAAGCAAAACAATATCATCACCGTTTCGTAAATCAATCCATCCTGTATTTTTCGCCCCCTCCCCCGGAGTCCTGGCGATTAAACACAACCAAATGCATAAACAACTTATTTCAGCTCAAAATAATCCATCAAAAGCATCCGGCTCCCAATTCATAATGATCAACTCCCCCGTAACCTCCGCCTTCCCCTGCCGCTGATTCGTGGTCGTGTAGCGGATCTCGGTCGTCTCAAAATGAAACCCATCAAACACTCTCCGAATGTCCGGGTGGTCGTTGATACTGACCATCACCTTGCCTTTGCAGCGCCGCATAAAGTCAGCCATGCGCTCGTAGTTTTCAAATGGGAAGCCCACGCCGTACCCAGCGGTCTGCCAGTAAGGCGGGTCCATGTAGTGGAAGGTGTGCGGCCGGTCGTAGCGCTCTGCGCACTCAAGCCAAGGCAGGTTTTCAACGTAGGTGCCGGACAAGCGCTGCCAGGCTGCAGATAGATTCTCTTCGATGCGAAGCAGGTTGATTGCGGGGGCCGTTGTCGCGGTACCGAAGCTCTGCCCCGAAACCTTGCCACCAAAGGCATGGTGTTGCAGGTAGAAGAAGCGTGCGGCGCGCTGGATGTCGGTCAGCGTTTCCGGGCGGGTCATTTTTTGCCACTCGAAAATCTGCCGTGAGCTCAAGGCCCACTTAAATTGCCTCACGAACTCTTCCAGGTGGTTCTGCACCACACGGTACAGGGTCACCAGATCGCCGTTGATGTCGTTAAGCACTTCGCATGGCGCGGGCTGTGGGCGCAGGAAATAGAGCGCCCCGCCGCCTGCGAAAACTTCGACGTAGCATTCGTGGGGTGGGAACAGGGGGATAAGGCGATCGGCCAGGCGGCGTTTGCCGCCCATCCAAGGGATGATGGGTGAAGACATAATTTGCAAGACCTTTACTGTATGGATAAACAGGTGCTAGGCTCGCTCGGCTTTGTGCACAGAGCGGGAGCCTTGGCTGGGCTTGCAGGTAGAGACTGCGGGTTCGGTGGTCGGGCTGGATGTTGACGCATCCAGCTTCGGCCGCTCCTTTTACTTTGTGCCTGATACTTCTTTGGCGTAGGCCTGACAGGCCTGCAGCGCGATCAGTCCTTGATCGCCGTCGCTGGTGATTCTGATAATTCGTTGAGCATGCGCCGGGTCAAGTTGGGCTCTACGGGCGCCATGAACCATGCTGCCGGTGCGGGTGGCGGCTTGCACTGCGTCACAACCAGCTGCTGCGGCATCGAGTTGGACTGACAGCCGCAGGTCAGCAGTAGCAAGGCGATCACGCAGGCGTGCCTGTTTCGTTTTCTCATCGGTCAGGGCTCGGTAATGGGATTGGTCACTGGCTGCCAGCCACTGCTCCAGGGCAAGGCGTTTGCCCTGTTCTGCCAGAATTTGCGCGGCGTTGGCATTGGCCAGATTGGTGCGCTCGGTTTGGTGGGCGGCTTCCTTGGCGGCCAGTTGCTGGCCGTAGGCATTGGCCTGCCACTCCCATGCGGCCCACGCGCTGGCCCCCATCAGGGCCAGGGTGATCAGCAGCACCCCGCACCACTTCACCGCATCGATCTTCACGCCAACACCTTGAGCGCCCGGGCGTACAGCGCCTGCCGATCGGCAGCGCCATTCTGGCCACCGTTGATGCGCTGGGTGATCTTGTCGAACTGGCCAGCGTCGGCCAGGTTGCTCAGACCCTTGGTCGCCCAGAACCATGCCGCTGACATGCAGGCATGCTGTGGCTTCTCCAGCAGCTCGGGCCGCTTGATCAGGTCAAGGCCCAGCCCTTCGCCGCATGCCATGTAGTTGGCACGGCCAGTGATCTGGATCAGGCCGCGCCCCCGGTACTTGGAGCCGTCGCCGGCCACGGTGTTGCCCAGGTCTTTGCGGGCTTCGTATTTGGTTTGAGCGAGCGTGGGGCCCCAGATTTCTTTGACGTATTTAAGCTGGCCGGATTCGTGGCCAATCTGGGCGATAAATGCGGCTACTCGCTTAGCGCCCACAATCTGGTACCGGCCCATCGCGGTGTTTAAGACAGGAACAAAAACGCCAGCAACATGGCTGGCGTTCGGGAGGATCTGCAGCAGTTGCTGCGTGGTGATGGGCATGACTTTCTCCAGGCAAAAAAATACCCGTACTCGGCGGGGTTCGGTGTTGCTAACGATGTCAGCTCGGGCGTCCTGGCCGCTGACTTGAATCGGGATAGCACTCTGAATCCAGCTTCCAGGCTCGCACCTGGGTTCGATAGTCGCGCCATAGGCGCTCCGTGCCCGCTACCTGCTCGCCATCCTCGATGGCCTCCAACTGCTCAGCCACGAACTTACGCTCCTGCTCGACCCACTGGACTTCGACAGCAATCAAAGGCGCCAACCGCGCAGCCTCGGCTTCAGCTTTTATGTCTGCGGACTTGCGCAGTTTCGACCAATCAATGTTGCTCATGAACTGGCTCCTTGGTTACGTCAGCTAACGATCTGGGTAACTCAACGGGGCCATTTTTGATAACAGTGATGGGTACAGGGAACGCCTGCGCCTGAATAAAGTTCGCGGGGTTTGGCAGGATCAGGGTCAGTTCAAGCTCGCCGTTTACCCGTGTCACATCCCCGGCAAACCATTCTGATTCGATTGCAGATCGGGGCAATATGTCGCCTTCCCCAACCGCCGAAAAATCAAAAGGCTCATCATTTACAACCAGCAAGTCACCACGCCTGACAACGTTCAACGTATCGTCTCGCCGTTGTGGGCTTAAGAATATTTTCATTATTTCCACCGCCCTGAAGATTGGAAAGACGCAACAAACGAGCCTGCCGCCAATGTTCCATATTCCATTGGCGGATGTACGAAGGCTGGTGCATGACCTGTATTGACCCCGACATACAGCACACGCGAGTTCATCCAATACGTTTGCATGAGTGTATAGAGCGCAATTCCAGTGCCATCCTGTCCGGTCGTAAACGAGAGTGTGACGTTATGTGCAGGCTGGCCAACAAACGTGGCTGGCTGCAAGGCACCATCCCAGGCCTGCCCGCGCCCTGCGGGAAGATCCACGTCATAGGCGACAGCGCCGGGCACCGACTCCCAGGTGATGGTCATGGTGGTCACGGCCAGGCCTTGGGCAATCGACGAATTCGACGTCAGCACCACGCTGGCCGGCGCTGACACCACGGTGATCGGGATCACGCTGATGGGGCGCTCTTCAAGACGGGCCCCGGTGTCGATATGCGCGAACTTGCTCGGGTCGTACTGCACGGCCGAGATTTCGAATACACCGGCCTCCGGCCGCGACACGCTGGTGACCCGGTAAAGCGGTACCGCCAGATCGTCAGCATCCAGACACCACACCAGTTCGGGCTGAGGCGCGATGGAGTACGCCGTGGTCACCGTCACCTTGCGCCCGCTGACCAACTGGATCGTCCGCCCCTCGCACTTGCCATCAGGCAAGTTGAGAATCAGGCGATCGCCCGGCTTGGCCGAGGTATCGCGGTCCAGCGTAATGACCTTGCCGGCAACCGCCGCCACTAGCCCGCCCACTGGCCGCCCTGCGATTAACTCGTCTGCAATCGGGATCACATACCCCGGCAACGGGATACGCCCGGCCAAGCCCGTTCTGAACGTCACCGCCCGATCCTTGGCATTGGTCAGCAACGCCCATTTGCCCCGGCGCTGCGCTTCGGACTCACGGGTGCAGCCAATCGCGCTGATCTCCAGCGGGTTGTCGCCATAGCGGCGCTGCAACTTGCTGTCGGTCACCGCGGTGACATCGGTGTCGTAGTTGTTGGCCGGGTTGTCGTAGCTGATCAGTGCGCGGCTGTAGCGGGTGCGCTCCGAGGCACTGGCATAGGTGAACTTACCGTCGATGACATTGGCACGGGTGTAGGCAAAATCAAAATCAGTGGAGCGCGGCATATCCGACAGCGAGAACACCTGACCCTGCGCCCAGTATGTCATGCCGCGGTAAATCGCCGAAATATCCCGCAGCAGCGTCCAGGCATCCGCCTTACCCTGCAGGTTCAGGTTGCAGATAAAACGCGGTTCCAAGCCGCCCCTGCCGTCCGGCACCAGTTGGTCGCAGTACTGGGCGATGCGGTACAGCTCCCACTTATCTACCTGCCAGGGCTTGATGCGCCGGCCGAGGCCGAAGCGGTCGTTGACCGTAATGTCGTAGGTCATCCATACCGGGTTGTCAGTCCAGGCCTGCTTGAAGGTGCCGTCCCAGATACCCGTGTGCGACCGGCTCCGCGGATCGTAATTGCTGGGCACGGCGATTTTGCGCGCGTCACACTCAACCGTGATCGCGGGGATATTGCGGAACTGCTCAGCAGAGAATTCGATATAGAGCAGCGCGGTGTTCGGATAGCGCAGCTTGGCGTCGATGACCTCGGTGTAACCTGCGATCTGCATGGTGTCGGCAATTTTGTTGCTGTTCTGGTTCAGCGTGATCCGAGTGACGCGCAACATCCAGCCACTTGCGGCCTTGGGCAAGTCAACGCGCCGGGTGCGCTCGTAGGTGCTGGTGGTCTTGCCGTCCACGGCCTCGCTCAATACCTGCTGATAGGCACCGCCATCCGTAGCTACCTCAACCTTGTACTCGATCCGGTAGCCGTTGATATTTCCGCACTCGTCGATTGATTGCAACATGGGCCAGGCAAAGCGCAGGCGTACTGCGGACAGCTAGGTGTTGTTGATCGACCTCACCCACGGCGTGCCGCTGCGCAGCTCAATGCCCAAGGTGGTTTCGTTTTCGACCGAGGGAATACCGGGGATATAAGGCTGCTCCACGGAGCCGGTGCGCCATTCCCACTTTACGTTCGGAAAGTTGAAGTTGCCCTCTTCGTCCTGCAGCGGGGTATTGTCGAGGTAGATATTTTTGGCCGTGGGGATGCCGTCGAATTCACCCTCGCCGACCGCGACCAGCATCTTCGCCAAGGCAATCGAGCGCAGGCTGTCCGGGGCTTCGGTTGGGGTTTTTGGCTTGTCGGAACCGCCCTTGGCGCCGTGGATATCGAGTAGCTGCGCTGCGCCCATGTTTTCCTCCAGACGAAAAAAAACCCGCTAACGCGGGTCCATACTTTCTGAAATCCTATTTTTCGTATGAAACAACAAGCTTGTTGTCTACGAGATGTTTTGACACTTCATAGTCTGGATTGAAGGTAGCAATGTTGTGCGCAGCAATCACTGCAGCAGAAGCAATCCCTACAATCCCAGTCACTCCACCCAGCATGGACGCGCCAATCGACGCAATTCTACCGCTTGTGTAAATGCGGCAGGTCAAACCCTGCTTTTCAATTTCGGCTTCGAGCAGGCTAACAGCATCAATCATCTTGCCATTAAGCCCCAATATCTCAAATGACACTCGCTTGCGTATGAGCTCAGTACCTCTGGTATGAATTTCTTCAAAAGAGATGGTAGGCGTTTGAGTGATTTCCGATGTCATTACAACATTTCCTTTTTCTTGAAGTGCGCCATTATAATGATATCAGTACTTGTTTCCACCCGGCCTCTAGACTTGATCTTCCACATAGATCGCAGCACTGATAATGGCGCCACCCCAGCGACGGCGCCCGTAGCAGAGCGAAACAGGATTGCCGGAGGCCGTAGAGTTCTTGGCGCTACCGAAGGCGTAGCCGGGGGTGTTCTCGGGAGCCGCGCTGGTTTTTAGGCCTCCCGCCTGGGGGCTGAGCATTTGGATTACGCCACCACCGACCAAACCCACGCCCAACTGAACAGCCCAAGGTTGCTTAAAGTAGCTGCCTGCCACAATGAGTACCGCACCAATGATGGTTTGAAGAAGCCCTGCCCGCTTACTGCCGACTACGACAGGAGCAATGCGTATATCGCCAGCCCCACAGTAGCCAAGCTCATCTTGTCCAATGTTTGTTTTGCCCCGGAATACGGTGAATTCAAGCCCTCTGGATTTGGCATTCGACAGGAAACGCTCGAAGCCAGGGACCTGGACGCAGAGAGCCCTGATGGCTTCTGCTGGTGATTTAACGGCCAGTCTGAATGAGCGACCAAATTGGCGTAATGGGCCGTACAACCGGATGGTCGTCACGGGTTGGTAGTTGATTGCCGAACCATGCATTACTTTTCTCCGGACATTAAAAAACCGCCCGGAGGCGGCTTTTAAAGATTGGAACTCAGTTGTAATCGACATAGGGGCCGATATAGAAGCCGCTCATATCACCACTGATCCTGTAGAGGCTTTCTTTGTTGGCTTGCACACTGGCTGAAATGGTTCGAATCGCCGCGCCAGCACACAGGCCGGAGCCAGCCAATCCAGCCCCCAGATTTATATTGCCGGCAGGCAGATAAAAGCTCGCGCGCTGACTGGTGCCAATCTTGCCAGCTTTGCGCCCATCGACGTACACGACGATATCGCAGCCAGATCCAACCATCCCGGAATCCCGGACGACTGTAATCACACCACTCTCACCCGCGGGCTTTGACTGGAAAGCATAAAGCTCATCAGATGGAACCGGCTTTGCCTGGCTGACCGGGATGGGGGAAGACGCACACCCCGCCAGCAGCGCTATTGCCAGCGCACCTATCAAAATTCGCATGTCGTTCCCTCAATTGATTTGGCGGGACTTTAGCATCAGTAACACGGTCATGGCAGAATGCCCCGCCAACAATAACGGAGCCTGTGATGAGACCCTTCGCAATAGCTGCACTAATGCTTCTGCTCACAGGATGCGTGTCAAAGGTCGTTGAGTACACTCCGGCCAAAATCAGCCCAGAACAGGCACGTTCGGTAATCGAACAGGTGCTTATGGAACAACCTCTCAAGACCAGGCCGGAGCAGGTCGTGTTTACTGATGAGTACATTGGCTATGGCAGCGGCATACTTTCGACCACCAGCGGCTTTGCCAGTGCAGTCCCTCTCGGTGGCGGAGCGATAGCAGCAGGCAGCTCACGAACATCCTCAAAAGCCGTTCAGACTCGTATTTACTACAACTCCATCGGTAGTGTGGCCCTCTACTCGAAACGCGGCCGATGGGTTGTGCAGACCCGGAGCACTGGCGGGAACGTCATGAACAGCTCTCTTGTAGATACGCAGAAGAAAGCTGAACGGTTTGTGGATGCAATGGTGTCTCTCAAACGCGGGTAATAACAATCAAACACAATAAGCCCAGCATTTAGCTGGGCTTTCTCATTTCAGGGCACCGAAAACATTAGGGCTGCGCGTGGACCTCAGCTGAATATCCACCAAAGAACTGCTGCGATAATTAGCAAGGTGGCCACATGCGCCCACGCCGGTGTAGGTGGCGTAGGGGTAGCCTCTCTCTTTCCGACCCCGTAGAACTTCGACGAAGATATTCCAGTGCCAGGAATTCCGGTCGTGACCCGCGTACCGCGTTTACTTAGGTTTACTGTGGCACCTTTCACGCCTAGTGACGTACTCACACCACTTTTGCTGATGTTGATCCGAACACCAGGAGCAATTTTGATGCTCTTCCTGATTCCGAGGGCCATGACTCAGTTCCTTTGAAAAAAAGCAACTTTAGCATCAAAATGCCACCACCAAGAATAACGCTCTGTCGGAACCTGAATGGGCATCCAGCATGGATGAAATGCCAATACCTAAATACTCGCCACAGTAGTAGCGTTGTGCCCTATAACCAAGTCTGAGGAAGTCCAATTGAAGGCGCTTAATAAAGCTCTACAGTTATTTCGAAACGAACGTAAGCGGCCCTGGTCGGAGCTCAATAGTTGGGCGCTTGCCCTAATTGGTGGACCAAGTTTTCTGGCCGGCAGTTACTACTTATGGGTAGCCAAAGACGTTGCTCCAGAACTCATACACGCTACAAACCAAGTAGGTATAACAGCATTGGGAGTCGCTGCGTACAGTGCCGTTGGGCTGATGCTTTTTACTGGCTGGCACTTTTTGACAATCGCCAAGCGCTGCTCCGAAGTGCTTCGCCAGCGCCATTACAGGTAGCCCAAGCCTGGGCTGCCGGGCGTTTTTTTACTGGCTAGGATGCAGATAATGCAACTTGAATTCACGAAACTGAGGCTAGCGCTTGCAGATCCAGCCGATGGTCCTTACGCACTGGTAGAAAAACGTAACCTACTAATCAATGCGCTTAAAAACTGGCCGAATGAGTGCTATCCGATTGCAGACTTGCTGCTGCCTCATGGAAAACCGGTCAGTCAAGAATCGCGCAGGGTGATTGATGGTCTGATCTCCATATTGGAGATCCAGCCAATTCGCCCCGATGAAATATTAGATCTAGTAGGCGGCTTGCGGCTCGTTTGCTGGTAAGGCACCAGATGCAACAAGCCCAGCGCGAGGGCCGGGCTTTCATATACAGGTCAGCTTAAACAGCGTTGAGGCGATCAACCATATCAGGGAAGCGCTGGACCAACTTGATCAGTAGTGCTGCCTGGGCATTCGGCTTTGACTTCGACTGCTCCCAATTTTTCAGTGTGTCCGGGCTGGTTCTGATCTGCCGGGCAAACACTGGCTGGGACATGTGCAATTTTTCACGCAGAGAAACGATCTCGGCAGCAGTCACCTCGGGGGCCGGCATCGCCTCCACTTCGTACTGGCGAAGGGTGATCTTCCCTTCGCGATGTTCGCCCATCTCGTTCACGCCTTGCATCAGCTCGGCAAACAGATCGCGCTTTTTCATTTCCCACCTCGTTGTTTCAATTCTGCACCAATGGCCGCCTTCAGCGCTTTCTCCTGATCAGCGGTCAGGTTTTCAAGCTCATCCTTGTCGTAAATTGCGAACATCCAGAACTGACCATCATCCAGCAGCCAGTAATAGATGACCCGCAACCCGCCACGCTTGCCCTTTCCTCTGCGGGCGTCTTGCCAGCGTAGCTTTCGGAATCCACCCGTGCGCGGCATTACATCGCCTGCGGCCGGGTTCGCCTGCATCTCTACCTGAAGCTGCCGGTATTCATCGTCAGTCAGGTAATCACCTACCGTGGCGGTGAAGCTTGTGGTTTCAAAGAAGACTGTTTTCATTGGCGTAAAGTGTACGCAGATTGCCTATAGATTAGCAAATGGTTGCAGCATGTACGAATCCTCAGTAACACCCCGTTGCCTGTAGTAGTAGCCTCCAGCACTTACGCAACAGAATTCCCCAGTCTTTTGCCTGCAAGCCCACGGACTGGGGTTGCGCTAATTTCGGCGCGGATTACCAAGGAGGCAAAATGGAACAAAGCGAACTGAGTCAGAAACTGATCGACGCCGTCAACGCGCATGGCTCAGACCTACAAAATCTCAATTGCGTAATTTCCGGACTTGTTCATCAATTGTCCGCTTCTCAAGGAAAAGAAGGCCTCGAGACTGCAAGAGTCTTTGCATTGCGCGTGGCGGAGGCGATGCCCAAGAACAGTCCTGTTCGTCCGAACCCCAAGAGGATCTCGGAATTTTTCAGCGATCACCCAAAGGACTAAACCCTAATTTGCTCTCAATCCGTGCAAGTCGACGCTCCAACAGGTCGGCTTTCTCTGTTGCCAGAAATTGCTCAACACTCTTGATCGAAAATCTATCAGCTGAAATCAAAAGCTGACTGGTTTCAATTCCAGTACCAATACCGGTAACCACAAGCGCTCCAGTACTCGTCATTTGAGTTTTAAGTTGGTGCATGTTGATCTCCTGCGGGTAAGCCTCGTCATTTTAGTTATTTTGCATCTGTGTGCCTGAGGATCAGCTGCGTCCGATCCAGCCAAGGGCCGCCATAAACGATCACCTCTGACGGCCTGCCGTACAGGTGATGCAACAAAAACGGCCCCGGCCCGAACACCCCTGATTCTTCTCCAGGCAGCTCCGGATCATCACCGAGATAAATCCCAGCATGATTCGGGTGAACCGTTCGCCCAATCGCCATAACGATCAGGTCACCACGCCGTGGCTGGTCGCCCCGCACAAAACCTGCCTCCTCGTAATTGGCTTCGTACAAACTGGTGTTGCCAGCACTCTCCCACCAGCCGTCCTCCCGTCTAAAAGCTTCAAACTCCAGCCCCCACTCGCGCTTGTACCAATCCGCACAGACCTGCCAGCAATCCCACGCGCCGTGAACAAACGGACGCTTAAGCAGCGGCGTGTTTCCGGTCGGTGTAATAGTGCGCAAGTCGCCTTCAGGCCAACTCAGGATGTGCCATGGCAACGCCGTAGCCTCGCACATCGCCAGATCATGCGGAGACGGCCGGCTGGTGGCATCCGGGTGTGAGTGAACAATGCCGATCACCTCGCCCAGGTCTTCCGCTGCTGCGTAGTCTTCTGGATCGAGACGAAACTCTTCATTCGGCTCGCTGGCAATGTTCCGGCACGGGAAGTACTGCTGCTTGCGCCCGATGGCCAGCAGCAGCCCGCAGCACTCTTTCGGGTATGGGCGTATTAGGATGAAGTCAGTGGATTGGCAAATAGAGCCATCGACCGGATGACGGCTGGTTGATAGGATCGCGCGCCTTACTTAATGCCACTCCGGGAATCAAACACATATGAATCGAGAGCAAGTTCGTAGCGCCATTTGGTTCGCGATAATCACCTCAGTGATTGCACTGCTGTCGGCCTACGCCCAAACCGATCCGAATAGTGCACAAGGTTGGTTGATCGAATCCAGGCTTCTAGCGTCCCTCTGGGTTGACTCTCTGCCCCTGGCGGCGATTCTTGTTCTGATACTGGCCGCGCCTTGGTATTTAGTGAAGTGGTTCAGAAGCCGCCGCGCCAAATCCTAAGTACTGATCAAGTCGTGTCGGCACGGTACTGAAACGACACAGGCAACGCACAGCCGGTGTCTTCTTGTTGCTCGGGACCAGGCTCGACCGGGGTCATCACCAGTACCGTGAAGTCACCCCGGGTTAATCGATCATTGAGGGCAAACAAAGCAGACAGGTCATCTGCCAACCCTTCGCCCGCACCGGAACCCATTCCGGCAGGTGTGACGATGGTGATTTGAAACAGACCGGTATAAACCCGATGCTCGCCAGCGAGGTCGTCGCTCCCCGTGTGAGCAGGTATCAAGAAAGCCCGCAGGTAGGTTTCGCCGTCAGCAGGCTTGAACACCACATTTTGATAGGCAATGCGCAGTACAGGCTTCTGCAGCTTTGCCCAAGCTGCCAGCCGGGCCTCAAACAGTGCGCGAACAATCTTATGGCTCATACCTGGTTCTTCCTGATGGCCTCTTCAACAATCTTTTGAAAGTTGCCCAGGGTGATCCGAACCATACCGCTCGGTGCCTGGGTTGAATGCCCGTACTCCAAGGGGATGGCATAAGGCAGTGAGTTGGTGATGTAAGCCGTCTCCCCTGCATTGAACTCCAGGGCACCATTGACGATACGTGCCATGGAACGGCTACCACCGGGGGTCTACCTGATCCACCGTGGAGGTGTCAGGTGATCCGACACTGAACATCCAGTTGCCGCGAAAGCGCCCGCCCACACAGCCCTGCGGCGCACGTATGCCCATGCCGTCATTGAGCTTTAAGCCGCGCTTGAGATAGCCACGTTTGTCGAAGTTTTGCGGATTTTGGCGCAGGTTTTCGTTGTGTTCCGCGACGGCCTGGTTGTACTCGCGACTGATCTTGTTAATCTTCCAGACATCAGGAGTGCCCACAGGTGACATCGTGATAACGCTGTTACCTATGTTGATGATGATGTCGCGCATCGTCATATCAATGGCATCTTTCGCTCGATCCGCGAAGGCCCGGATTTGAGCTGAGAAACTGCCGCTCTTGCCTGCGTAATGATTGCTCATGATCGCACCTGCAATTCATAGAGGATCGGTGTCCCGGCAGGGTTGATCTCTTTGAGCGGAGGAACGATTGACCAGGTGCGGCCTTGAATTGACATCTTGCTCAGCAGGTCAGGCACCCACTCAAGCCCCTGCGCAGCAATCTTGAGCTTCTTGTCGCCTTGCTTGATGAGGCTGTTGTTCTGGAATTCCTGGCCAGTGAAGTCGAGCAGGATGCCTTGGGCAGTTTGCTCAGTGATAATGTCAGGATCTGACGTTCCGGTTTCGGGATCGTACTCGCCGGGAAGGACATTACCGACAAGTATCGACTGGCCGAACTCGGTGATCATCTCCAGAGCCATCATGGCCATTTCGTCATAGAAAGTCATGGTGGCGCCTGAGATAGAAAACCCCACTAGATAGCGGGGCTGGGTCAACGAATCAGCTGTAGGAAAGGTTAACCGTGCTGAATCCGCGGCTTTTTAGCTCTTCAAGTATCTGCTCAATAGACGAGTCGGAAAGTGATTCGCCGATTTCCTGCTTTTTCGCTTCTGCCTCAACTTCCTCGTCATCGACCTCAAACAGAGCTTTGTTCAACTCTTGCCAAGTGCCCATCGTAGGCTGAGATTCGCCTCGCTCGTAGCGTCCAGGCATAACATTGGATATGCCTGCAGCATCAGCCAACTCAGTCAATGTGAGCCCTGCATCCTTGCGCGCATTACGTAGAGCCGAGCGAAAATTACTACTTTTTGGATTAGGTAACATGCATCACTCCCTTTTTGAGAGGAGCATACTAAAGCACTAAAAGTAACTTCTACTAGTAACTTTTAGTACTGGCCACTACGAATGCCATCATCTGTTTATACCTTTACAGAAAACAATCCTCGTCGCAGCAGGTAGTCCGCAAACTGCGTCGCACTGGGCCGATCTGGCGCAGCAGGCAATAAACGCTTGCTGGTGTTCGGGATCGTTGCGTACTCACGCGTCACAGCGCCCTCGACACGCTCCAACGTTACGGCGCCTTTGCGTTTCTCGATTGGGTCGATGTCGTCGGCGTGAATTTCGGCCGCCAAGGCCATCTGCCCGTACTGGATACGCGCAGGCAAATAGTTGGCGGCTTTGTTCTCGCCATCCAGATGCACTTCCCGGCGTGGCCAGGACAAAGCTTGTTCGCTGCTGGTCCTGCGCCCCTTCCAGGTCATGCCATCCATCACCAAAGCCGCGCGGCGACCTCCCAACCATCTAAGGACAGTTCATGCCCGCTAAAAATATTGGCGAGCGCATCGACGCCCGCTGCACCCACTGCGGTGCCCGCAACATGCAAATCACCGAAGAATTTATTGGTTCAGGCAGCTACGAGGTGCAGGCCGGCAAGGTCATCGCCGTGACGTCTGCCGACTCGCTTAAAGCCACTGGCCGCCTTTACGGCCATTGCCGCCAGTGCGGCCACGACTGGGTTTTCCGCAAGAACCCGCTCGCCTCTTAAACCTCCAAGCCCGCCACCCGGGAAAGGAATCAGACATGGCAACGATCACTGCCCAGATCACCGCCCGCCTCCCACGCTTGATGGAGGCCAGTGAATACAGAAAACTCCGTTACGCAGGTGGCAAGCCAAGCCTGCAACAACTCAAAAAATGGATAGAGGAAGGCGAAGTGTTGGGAGAGGTAAAAGGCGGAATGTATTTCGTAGACTTGCAGGCCGCAATTATGGGGTCGAGCGATCCGTGCTCGCTCAAATGCTGGAGCTTGGGTAATGGCTTCTCGGCCTCGCACGATCAAAAACCGCAAGCTTCCCCCCAACCTCTACCCCAACGGCAAATACTGGCGGTACCGCAACCCCATCACCGGCCTGATGACCAGTATTAACCGCCCACTGGAGGACGCCATCAAGCTGGCCAGGGCAGCCAATGCAAAGCTGGCCCCTGTGATGGCCGGTGACGGTGAGCTACTCATGATCCTTACAGGCGATCGCCTGCCCACGATGCGCAACCTGGTTGAGCGCTTTGAGGCCGAATGGTTGAAAGATCGCGGGTATGCCGCTCGCACCTTGGTAGAGATCAAGTTCAAGCTGGAGCGCTACCGGCAAGACTTGGGAGATCAATTGATCGGCCAGCTCGACGTACTTGCCGTCGCGGAGTACCTGGAAGGTTTTAGCAACAACGCTTACACCAAACACCGTGGCTTGTTGATCCAGATTTTTGCCTTCGCGGTGGCTAAGGGCTTGGCTGAGCGCAACGTGGCCGAGCTGACACTGATCAAAAAGGAAGCCGAGAAGAAGCGTCAGCGACACACGCTGGCGGGCCTGATGACGATTGTGGACGCGGACACCACACCACTCTGGTTGAAACGCGCCATCCGCTTGGCGCTGGCCAGCCTGCAGCGGCGTGACGATATCGTTTCGTGGCTCAAGTCCGCAGTCGACCTTGAGAACAACACGATCAAGGTTTCGCCCGGCAAGACCCAGGGTTATGACAAACCGGTCCACCTACAGATCAAGATGGGCAAAGCCCTACGAGAGGTTGTGAGCGAATGTCTGCGCTCCCCTGTGGCTTCGCCCTACCTGATTCATTACAGGCCCAAGGCGAGAAGGCGCGAGCACATAGCCGCGAAAGATCACTGGACCTCGGTCACTCCGAACTATCTGAGCAACGAGTTCAGCAAGGCCCGGGATGCGGCGCATGCGTATGACCATATTCCGGCCACCGAACGACCCACCTTTCACGAGATCCGCGCTTTGGGCGCATGGCTATACGAGCAGCAGAATTTCCCGCAGGAATACATCCAGGCGCTGATGGGCCACACGGACGCGAAGATGACCAAACACTATCAGGATGGACACACAGAGAAAGGTATCGAGTACCTGGAGGTGGGGGCTGATTTGGCGTTCTGAGGTGGGGGTTTTGCAAAAGTTTTGCAAAAGTTTTGCAAATCGCAGACAACAAAAAAGGGCCCACCTTTCGGTGAGCCCTTCTAGACCGCCCAGCAGAGCGGATTTTGTTTGGTAGGCGCGATTGGACTCGAACCAACGACCCCCACCATGTCAAGG